ATAACTATGATAATAGGTGGATTTGTATTTGTAAAAAATAAATTTACTCCTTCGATTCCACAACCTTCTTTTTAACCACGCGTTTAACAACTTTTTTCTTTGGTGTTTCTGGTGCTGGTGCTGGTGGGGCTGGAGCTGGTGGGGCTGGAGCTGGTGGGGCTGGAGCTGGAGCCTTTACTGGAGCTGGAGCTGGAGCTGGTGGTACTGGAGCGGGGGTTGGAGCTGGTGGTTCGATTGCATCAGCTATTTGTCTAAGGATACCATAGACAGTTTCTTTGTGAATTTTTGATCTTTGAAGTGCTTCTTCAATTTGTTCTCTAACAGAGTCCATCGCGTAATATATATAAAAGAAAGATTATCTTTATACTAAATGTTATTCATCGGTCCATCTCTTTTGAGTGGGATAGGTCAACAATGTAAAAAATATATGGGTCTTTTTCCTGGGAGTCAGTACATTGAACTTCAAAATGATATACCTGTTTGTGAACGTGCATTCATTTATGCTTTACCTGTACCATACTGGTTAGATAAAATACCCGAAATTAAACGTAAAATCAAACATGTAACGTGTATGACTATATGTGAAACCGAAACCGTACACGAAGATTACGGTAAACTATTTAAACTTTTTGATAGAATCGCTGTACCAAGTGAATTTTGTAGAAAAGTATTTAAAAACCAGTTTCCAGAAACAAATTTTTACATTATACATGCACACGTTCCTGATCATAGACCATACACATTTTATCACATTGGAAATGTGACGGATCCGAGGAAAAATTTTAATAAAATTATTGAAACATTTGTTCGTATGAATAAACCTGATACACGCCTTTTGATTAAGGCGACATGTAAACAACCCATTCAAATAAAAATACCAAACGTTGAAGTTATAAATGGTCTTATCCCCGATGAAGAAATGGAAAAAATACATGCCCTGGGTGATTGTTATGTAAGTTTTTCGAGTTCGGAAGGTATAGGTATGGGTGCAGTAGAAGCGGCTTTGCGAAATAAACCAGTCATTATAACGGATTATGGGGGTGCACCAGAATATATAAAAACGCCGTATACGATAGACTGTGAACGTCAAAAACTCGTAAAAGATGATTTTTTATATCAACAAGGTATGGAATGGGGAAAACCAAATGAAAAACAATTACGTGAGTTTATGGAAGATGCATATACCAAGCAAGTAAGGTATATGGAACATCCGAGGACTCATATGTTAACGTGTAAAGAAAATGTATTACAGGAATTCGTCGCTAATGTAATTGGTAAGGAAAGTGATAAGGCCAGTCAAGATGGCTCCGGACATGAGTGAGCCTCTCTGGGCAATGAGCATGGCGACGACATCATCAATAAATTTAATATTGGTGGGTTTCTTAAGAAGTTCTGGTACGATTTTTGAAATTGCAAGATAAAGTGCCATGGCTATTATGACAGGTCTGAGTGTTTCTTGATCTAACATTTTTTTATAATAAGGAAACATTTATTTTTGGTCTCTTTCCTAATATTTGATCACCTATTCTATGTTTTTTACAGTAGTCCCCACATACAGCTTTGAATGTACATTTTTTTCCTGATAATGTAAAAGCTTTACATATATTACGGAATTCAGAAGCGTCCTGTTTAGGAGCAGAATCTAAGACCTGTATAGGTTTTGTTTTTTGACATTCTAGTTTCTTTTTTCTCATTTTATCGAGTATTATTGCCATTTCCTCTGGTGTTTTTTTACTCGTTTTTAAAGTTTTAGATACACGTAAACAGTCATCATAAGTCTGAATATTTGATTGATGTTTTTTAGTGAGTACATTTTTAGTATCACTAAAATTCGTTTGAATCACGGTCGGTAGAAAGTATTGCGACATCTTAATTTTTACTAAAAATAAAATAACTTAGGTTAGTAAAAGATGTGGTTCTTTATAAAACTTAAAAGAACGTATAGCTTCACTTTAGGTGAGTAATATAAAAAGATAAAACCTTTTTCTTTAAAATGTATCTTAAGTGGTTAAAAGAGTGTTATTTATGTGAATGTCCTTTAGAACCACATATACACACGAATAGTACAGAAGAACGAACTTTTATACGTGAATATAGAAAATTGCGACCTATCTTCATGATTAACAATGGATCGTATCTAAAATTTTTTGATATGAATATAAAACGTGTCTGTTATGCATGTTATATGACGTCTTATAGAAATATTCATCCCGTATCACTCAGGAATCGCGAATATGGTCGTATAAAAAATATATATTCAAGGCCCAAGTCAAAAACAAAAGATGAAATAATACATTGGTTCGAAGGACTAAAAATATACTTAAGTAAAAGACACAATATAATATAAATGAGTGAAAGTATTCAAAAACTCACACACGTGGAACATATATTAAAGCGTCCGGATTCGTACGTTGGACCTGTTTCACGTGTAGCGGAACCATATTGGATATATGAAAATGATCAATTTGAAAAGAAAACGGTCGTGTATTCACCGGCACTTTTAAAAATATTTGACGAAATTTTAGTAAACGCGATCGATCGAAACTCTATGTACCCCAAAAATGTAACGTCTATGAGTGTTTCTATCGATAAAATATCTGGTGAAATAACAATTGAAAATAATGGACCTCTGGGCGGTATTGCTGTTAAAATGCACGAAAAAGAAGGTTTATGGAATCCAGAATTAACATTTGGTCATTTACTCACGAGTACAAATTATGACGATACACAAAAACGTGTTGTTGGTGGTCGTAATGGATACGGTGCAAAACTTACGAATGTTTATTCGAGTAAATTTTCAGTTAAAATTAAAGATGGAGAAAACAAGTGTATATATACACAGGAATGGTCGGATAATATGAAAACGTGTGGTACACCCAAAATAAAAAAGTACTCGAATGCTACGTCGAGCGTTTCTATTACTTTCGTTCCCGATTGGAAACGATTTGGTATGTCAAAAATGGATGATTCTATATATAAAATTTTTGAAAAACGGGTATACGATGCAAATATTTGTACGTCACAAAATTGTAAAGTGAAATTTCAAGGTGACGCATTACCTAAAGCAACATTCAATACATACGCGAAAATGTACACAAAATCAGATGAGATATGTACATTTACGAGTGATAGATGGTCAGTGTGTATCGCACCTTCAGATGATGGGTTTGAACATGTATCATTTGTGAATGGTATATGTACCACAAAAGGTGGTTCACACGTTGACCACGTTTCTGGGATACTCGCAAATGGTGTTATTGAAGATATGGCAAAGAAGATAAAACTTCGTCCCCAACAAGTCAAGAATGCATTTTTTGTTTTCGTAAAAGCAACACTTGTCAACCCGAGTTTCAGTAGTCAGGTTAAATCAGAGTGCACACTCAAGCCACAGGACTTTGGGAGTAAGTTTGAACCACCAAAAACGTTTATAAAGAATATCCTAAAAACGAGTGTTCAATCGGAACTCATGGCATTATCGAAGTTTCGTGAAATGAAAGAATTGAAAAAAACAGATGGATCACGTAAATCAAAAATAACGGGTATTCCAAAACTCGACGATGCCAATAAAGCCGGTACTACACACTCTGGTAAGTGTACTCTTATTATTACCGAAGGTGATTCCGCAAAAACACTTGCAATTGCTGGTCTTTCGGTTGTTGGTCGCGATCATTATGGTGTTTTTCCGCTTAGAGGTAAATGTAAGAACGTGCGTGACGCGAGTGTAAAACAACTTACCGAAAACAAGGAATTTAATGATCTTAAAAAGATTTTGGGGCTTCAGCAGGGGAAAGTGTATACATCACTCTCCGAACTCAGATACGGAAGACTCATGATCATGACCGATGCAGATAACGATGGAAGTCATATCAAAGGTCTTATTCTTAACATGATTCATTATTTCTGGCCGAGTTTACTTAAACTCAAGTTTGTTGTAAGTATGGTTACACCTATCATAAAAGCGAGTAAGGGTTCAGAAACGAAATCGTTTTATACGGACTCGACGTTTAGACATTGGTATGGTAATGGTAAAGCTGGGTGGAAAATTAAATATTATAAGGGTCTTGGTACATCTACGTCTGCAGAGGCTCGTGAATACTTTAAAAAAATAAAAGATCTTACAGTTCAATTTGATACAGATGATTCAATGGATGAATCTATAATTCTTGCATTTGACAAGACGAAATCAGATTTACGTAAAACGTGGTTACTTGAAAGTACGGAAAAGAAGGCGTCTGATCTCGAAGTACCGTATGGAAACGTTGATCGTCTCGGTATTTCTGATTTTATTCATAAAGATCTTGTAAATTTCAGTCTTGCTGATTTGAAAAGGTCGATTGCACACGTTTCAGATGGTTTAAAACCATCCCAACGAAAAGTGTTATATGCATGTTTCACAAAGAATCTTACATCTGAAATGAAGGTTGCGCAATTGGCCGCATATGTTTCTGAAAAAACATCGTATCATCACGGTGAAGTGTCTTTGGCAGATACAATTGTAAAATTGGCACATAATTTTACGGGGTCGAATAATATCAATTTACTCGAACCATGTGGTCAATTCGGTACACGTCTCATGGGTGGTAAAGACGCGAGTCAAACGAGGTATATATTTACAAAACTTACTAAAAGTGCGAGAATACTTTTTGATCCTAAAGATGATCCAGTATTAAACTATCTCGACGACGACGGTAAACAAATCGAACCAGACTATTATGTTCCTATATTACCAACCGTTTTGGTAAATGGAACTGAAGGTATTGGTACTGGATTTAGTTCATATATACCACCGTTTAATCCGTCAGATATTAAACACAATATTGAACGTGTAATTAATGGTGAAACTGTTGTTCCCATGAAACCATGGTTTGATAAATTCACGGGTCGTGTGTTTAGTAATGAAGATGGGTTATGGATCACGGAGGGTGTATGGAAATCTTCAGGTAAAAATGTATTAGTAACTGAACTTCCACCGGGACGTTGGACACAAGACTACAAAGAGTATCTCGATACCCTTATCGAAAAGAAAAAGATTACGAACTATGTGAATAACAGTACGACTGATGATGTTAATTTTATTATTGAAGGATACACGGGTAATGATATCATAAAAGATTTTAAACTTCAGAAGACATTTCATGTATCAAATATGCACTTATTTCACCCAGTAAAGGGTATTCATAAATACGAAAGTCCAGAAGAAATTCTCACAGATTTTGTTAAAATACGGTCAGAAACATATAAAAAAAGAAAAGCACACCTTATACGTGTATTAAAAGAAAAAACTAAAAAACTTGAAAATATGTCGAAATTTATTGATATGGTTATTCATGAAAAACTAATTGTTTTCAGACGTAAACGAGTAGAGCTCGAACGTCAAATGGAAAATATATTCGATAAAATTGATGGTTCATACGAATATCTCTTGAATATCAAAACGTATCAGTATACACTCGAAGCTATACAAAGTATCAGGGAAGAAACAACAAAATCGAGAATCGAGTTTGATACATTACAACAAATGTCACATATCGATATGTGGAAAAGGGATTTAAAAATATATAAACAATAAGTAGTAAGTATGTGTGATACATCTGGACCAAATACAGGTTCTATAGTATCACTTAATGCAATTGGTAAACAAGATACATACCTTTTAGAAGATGATCCTATTCATTCATTCTTTAAGTATGAACCTAAAAAACACGCTAATTTTACAAAGTTTCATAAAAGTTTAAATATTAATAAACCAAGTAGTTCTTCGACATCTTGGCCTTTTGGTGAAACTATAAAGGTTATGTATAACCCGAGAAATATGGGTGATCTTTTAGCAAATATGTACGTAACGTTTGAATTACCCGCTTTAACGGGTTCCGATAGTTATTACGCAGATCAAATCGGGCGACATATTTTTAAATCTGTAACCATGCGGGTTGATGAAACCGTCGTTGAAAAATATCACGGTGATTGGGGTATCATATATGATGAACTATACCTTGATGAATCCGAAAAGAGAACAAAGAGGTACACGTTAAATAGAAACAATGCAGAAGATACATCTTTATTATCTGGTAATCAAATATTAGCGCAAAATAAATCACGTGTTTATATTCCTATACCTTTACTCTTTTCCCGTAAGTACGAAAGTGATGAATACGAAACAAATAAACCAAATCGTCCCTACTTTCCAACCTGTGCTATCCATAAACAAAAACTTCAATTTGAGTTTGAATTTCATAAACAATCTTTTTTTACAAATGAAACAGATACACTGACTATGAATAAATTTGATATTGTTACCGAAGAAATAACACTTGAACCAAGTGAGCGTACTTATATAGCAAATAAAAGACACGTTCTCGTTACCGATATCGTTAAAAAACACCCTACTTTGGATATACAAGCGGGTGTACGAAACGCAAAATTGGAACTTATTCCAAAAACACCAGTAAAAACACTTAATTGGTTTTTTAGACAGAAAGCTTTTGAAAATGAAGATGAAATTACGGGTGGTACAACTTTAGTCGCAAATGTATTTGCAAATAGATATAACTTTTCATCGAATGTAGAATATTCTGTCATCAATGAATTTTTTAATCCACCTATGTCAAGTGCTAAAATATTTGTAAATGGTGAAGATGTACCAAATGTTCAGGATAGTGATCATAAATATTTTAAATATGTTGTTCCGTTTACAAGTCGTTTATCACGACCTTTACGAAATATTTATACATATGCATTCTCGATGAACCCGATTAATGTGGAACCATCAGGAATGCTGGATTTTAGTCAGTTACAATCAAATAGAACTGTTTTAGATGTAAACATGGAAGTCGGTCTTACAAGTGATTATACACTACACTTATATTATGTAGGATATCAGACGTTCATTTTTGAAAATGGTGTCATGACACTTGTTTAGAAAAAAGTGCGTTTTTATGATCATGAATATACTCGATTATGTTGTTTTTTATACACCATCTTATGAAATTCAGCTGTGCAACAGTCGTATGTATTTCATTGGATGTACCTGGTACAGTATATGATATCTTAGAAGAACGACAAAATGGGTCAAATAATTTTTTACTGTACCCATCTAAACTTGATTTATATGCACAGTGTACACTAAATATTTTACCATCATTTGTCTTATACGATAAATTATTTTTCTTTGAATAATTTGTAATAAACCATTCAAGGTTCCGTAGAGAAATGCCTCCGGTTTTATTTAGAATTTCTAAAAGTGTAGCTCTATTCTCGGGAATATTATAAAATGTATCGATCGATGTTAGTAGAATAGCTGATTTATTCATTATTACATTATTCCACGCAATTCTCTAAATCCCTTTCTTGATACTTCACATGCCGGACACCCCGGTTTAAATATACATTCCGATAAATTATGTGTATGACGTATACCTTCATTATTTTTAGAAACCATTTCTATAGGACCTCTAAGTTGAGGTTGATCTATATGACTTCCACACATTCCATTAAGTTTAGCTTTTGCTGTACATGGAGAACCATCCTTTTTAAATCCTCTACAAAAATTTAATGGGTTTGGAATTTCAGAGAGTAAAAGTTTTAAATTAATAGAATATTTATATGATATTTTTTCCATTATCCTTATGGTACGTCTATATAATTCAGTTTCTACTTCTTCATCCCAAAGTGTTTGTAATTTTCTGGATGTCATATTTTATATACGTCACTATTTTTTAAGCGTTTTGAACATATCACTTATTTTAGGTTGCCCTTCAATTTCAGCCTCTAGTTTTTTCTTTGGACGTCGTTTTGGTTTCACACGTGTTAGAAGTTCACCAAATATCTCTTCTTTCGGATCTTCAAAGAGTGGTTCAATTAAATCACATACAGGGTTTAGAAACTTGTTTATAAAATAATAATTATAATCAACTTTTAAATTATTGTCTTTTGCGTATTTTGGATCTTCGGACTTTTCAAACGCCTTTGCTTTAGGATCACCCGTATCGAGAAGAATATAAGGTACGCGATCACCCGATTGCGGTTCGGAACCCGGTTGTCTTTCACGCATTTTTCGTACAACTTGAACATGAGCTTGATTAATATCCTTAATATCGGGACTATTAATAGAAACCGCGAATCCTTTTGATTTATACGAATCCGATAAACCCTGGCTCAAAATTAATTTTTCGTTAGGTACATCACCTTCAATAAGTTCAATAGCCCTTTGTAAAGCGAGTTCTTTTGGTGGTCCAGTATCACTACTTTCTAAAACGACATCGAGAAGTTCTTTACATACTTCACGCATGTGAGGTGTGTTATCTCTTCGTACCAGTTGAAGTCCTTTGACGTCTATGTAATCCATGTTCATATTACCATCTTTACCCTTTGTCCAAAGTTTTGCCGCATACCGTTTTTTTGAATATAAGAAATATGGGCAGTATACTTTTTCAAGTTCAAGGTTATTCGGTGCTTTGAAGAGTTTAGTACACTCTTCCGCAGCGCGTTCACCTATTTCCCAACTATATTCAATTGCTTCCTTTCCGGTACGATTTCCCACATCAAATTCAACCATAACCGAATCCGTATCACCGTACCTTACCTTTGATCCCGGGAAATTCTTTTCAACATACGCTTTTGTTTCATCAATCATACTCCGACCTTTTAGAGTTACCGTTGAGGCAATTTGTACACATGGTAACATACCCTTCGATGCACCTGTAAATCCATATACAGAGTTCATCGACACTTTATACGCCAATTGTTTACCATTATACATTTCTTTCAGGGCACCAGTCGATTGTGCCATATCCTTTTTAGCTTGTTTACGAAACTGTTTTAGTTCTAGAAGAATACTTGGTAAAAGACTGGGAACATCTTGTGCAAACTTATAAAACCCAAACGTTTCGTATGTTACACCAGGTATATTTTCATATTTGGAATCCATAACCATCGATGAATAACATAAATTGTGTGCCATCATAATTGATGGATATAGACCTTCAAAATCCAGTGCTGTTATTGGTCTATAATAAGCGCCTTTCTGTGCGTCAAGAACGGTCGCACCTTCATACCCATCCGCTGAATATTGCCCCCATGATATAGTTGGAACCATAAACCCCATTTCACGCGCCTTTTTGGTTAACAAACTAAACACTTTAATTTGTTGTCCTCTTTCTACTAGATAACACAAGGGAACCCACGTCGCTTTAGCCATTTCTAGTAGATTAACAAGTATAGATAATTTTGATAATAAACGGTGGGGTAACAATGTATCCTTGATACAATATTCAGCGACCTCACGTAACTTTACGGGATCTTCTTCGACAAAACGAGCAAACATTTCTTTTGGTGGCATATCAATTTTATTGTCACCGAGGTAGAGTTTTGAAACATTATCGAGTTTATACGAATCAAGTTTATACCCTTTTTTAACTTCATGAAATAGATCAAAAATAAACCGTCCAGGCATAGGTAAAATCTTGAGATCATTGTCTCCGAGTGCACTCGACGACAGCTTCTTATACACAAGTTCACATGAGTGGTTTTTCATTTTACTCATTTCATAAAAAGTTTGATCACACTTTGTCATGACCGCACGTTTGATTATATATTCTAAATCAAAACCGAATATATTCCACCCAGTTATAATATCAATATCTTTTTCCATAAGGTATTCCTTAAATGCCATAAGCATTTCACGTTCAGTCTCATAACTCTTAATTGTACTCCCTTCCAAGTTTGAATCCGTTTTTTTATAACAAAAACACGTTTTATCATAAGGTATATCAGAACCAAAATGTGTAAGTGATACGGCAATCTGGAAACATGCGTCACCTTTTACGTCTGCATCGGGAAACTTACCAGTTGAACTATTACATTCAATATCCACAGACGCGACTACAAAAGGTGCAGTTTCTGGAATATCAACTGGTTTAAGGGTTTTCCAGTCGTTACAGAACAGGTCTATATTAACGTGTGCTAAATGCGAACGTACACATGCGTCCCCAGAATCCATCCACCCAGTCGATTGAATATTAGTTCGGTGCATTAACCTCAGAACAGGGTCTAGGTTTGATTCATAGACTTTATATTTCATAGCTTCGTCTGGTAATGTACGTTTTAATCTCCCATTTACCATACGTCGCGCCGCGAGGTTCTTAAATTTTAATTGCATAAAAATAAATTTTTCATTATTTTGGAAACCCCAGACATCTTTAGATTGAACAATATCATAACTTATCAAACATTCAGGACATAACTTATCAATCTTTGTATATAAATTACGAATATCCATTTGTGTTTTTTTATTCGGAAGTTTCACGAAGAAGTATGGTGTAAAACTGGTCGTAACACATACAGACTTACCTTCTTTCGTTTTACCAAAAATACTAATCAAGTGTTCTTCTTCCGTGTCTCGTGTTTCCCAGGTCAATACTTGGAACACGACCATTTTTATCTTATTACGTTAACGCCCGATTTTTTTAATATAGTATAGTAGTAAATATGTCAGCTGCTTTGATTGATCTCGTCTCAGTCGGTGCCCAGGACGTCTATATCACAGGCGATCCTCAAGTCTCTTTTTTTAGACAAAACTATAAACGTCACACAAACTTTTCGATAAAACCAGAACGTATGGATTATATCGGGACGTTTGAATCGGGAAATGAAATTTCCATCCCTATCAAATCGAAAGGTGATCTTTTGAGTTACGTGTGGATTGAACATGCCAATATTAACAATAATAATCATAATAACTGTATTTTTAAATCAGCGAATGGAACGTCGAATGAAACTTCACCAACTGAATTCTCTTTATGGATTGGTGGTCAAGAAGTTACAAAACTGGATTCACTTTTTATTAATACCGTACACAATACTTTGTATAATGAATCTTCGGCCAAAGCGTCGTGTGCTTCGACGACCCAAGACGGTGGTGATAATGTTTCCACTGGTAGTTACATAATCCCATTCTTTTTCAGTGAAGATTGGACGAAATCTTTACCACTTGTCGGTCTTCAATACCACGAAGTTGAAATTAGAATTAAGTGTAGAAATGGTACATTTAGTTTAGGTTCTACACCAAAGGTATACGGTTCGTACGTATTTGTCGACACAGACGAACGTGAATTCTTTGCGAACGGTGAACACGAACTTCTCATTACACAAACACAACACCAACCAATGTCTGCTTCCGATACGTCGATTGATTTGACCTACTTTAATCACCCAGTAAAGGCCGTTCACATAGCTGCGGGTAATCACTTGAATACGTCATATACTTTAACTGATGCGTCTATGTTTATTAACGGTGTCCCACTCTTTGAAAATATGACACACGAATACCACAGAAACGTTGTTCCATCGAGACACTGTTCGGTTCTTAACACCACGGTCGATTCGGAACAAATATATACATGGCCATTCTGTCTTACCATGAACAAGTCTCAACCAACGGGTACCTTGAACTTTTCGCGAATCGATAACGCGAAGATAAATATTAACGGTCTATCGGGTTCAAATAACAATATTGATATGATTCGCGCGTATGCGGTCAACTATAACATTCTCAGGATTAAGAATGGTATGGGTGGTATCGCATTTGGTAACTAAATTAGTTCTTACCCGAAGATCCAAAACCTCGTTCACCACGTTTTGTTTCTTTTAATTCATCAACTTCCTCAATAAGTGGTGTTTCACACTTTTCCAAAATGAGTTGGGCGATTCTATCGCCTTGTTTAATTTCGAACGGTTCACTCCCGTGGTTAAACAAGATAACCTTCAATTCACCCGTATAGTCCGGATCAATAACACCGGCACCCGTTTGAATTCCGTGTTTTACACTTAAACCCGATCTGGGTGCAATACGACCATACACACCTTGTGGGATCGTTGCACAAATACCCGTACTTACAATACCGCGTTCACATGCATTGATCGTCATGTTTTCCATGCTATACAAATCGTATCCGACAGATCCAGGGGATGCGCGTGTCGGTAAAGTTGCTTCGAGAGTTAATCGTTTAATTCTAAGTGTTTCCATGTTTTTTTATTAATATATGAGTCGTTTCTTTAAAACCATTTAAAATAGTGTAACGTATAATTAGAAATGAGTCTTAAGATTATTATGGGTAACATGTTTTCAGGAAAAACGTCCGAACTTATCCGACGTTTAAAACGGTACAAAGTTATAGGTAAACGTATTCTCGTTATAAATTCTAAAAAGGATACGCGCGCTTCCGAAGACGTTTTACGTACACATGATAATGTTCGTTTCGATTGTATAAAAACCAATAATCTCGATGAAGTTGATTTTTCAAATGCAGACGTTATAGCTATGGATGAGGCTCAATTTTTTACCGGTCTTAAAAAGTTTGTTGAAAAGGTTCTCGATTCGGGTAAAACGATTTTACTTGCGGGTCTCGATGGTGATTATAAACAGAGAAAGTTTGGTGAACTTATAGACTGTGTACCTCTCGCCGATAAAGTGTTTAAGATATCGGCGATGTGTATGGTGTGTATGGATGGAACACATGGACCCTTTACAAAACGTATCGTACAAAATGATGAACTCGAACTTGTTGGTGATCACGATATGTATAAAGCGGTGTGTCGAAAACATTTATAAGGAACAATGCATTTAAAAGAATTAAAAAATCACGTTCATATTTTACAAAAGGAAGTAAATTTACTACCAGAAACTTTCATACGAGACGATCCTCGTAAAGAAGGTGAATGGGTTGGTTCCGAATATCTAAAACAGGTTATGATGTTATACACAGACGG